TATTGATATTTAAGAATCGTTCCTGAGTGTCCATCTTCTCCATTGGTATTACTTCCAGCGGCAGTTCCTCCAGAACCCCCTAATGCTTGTTCAGTTCCCCAAGTAGCAGAGTGATAAATTATCCAAATGAGACCACCACCACCGGCTCCTCCACCACCGGCTCCACTATTGTTGGTAACGCCTCCACCACCGCCACCGGTTCCACCGGCTGCGACCATTGTGCTTGAAGCAGAGGGAGAATAGGGATTCATTGCTCCTGATTGAATACTAAAATAGGTATTATAATTTACTACGGGTTCTGTAGTCGTTCCTCCAACTGCCGTAGCTCCAGAACCACCATTACCTCCATATCCACCAAATGTCTGATAAATATTAGTTCCATCGGTTTCGTCACTATTTGGGGTTATACCACTACAGCCATTAGTTCCATTTTGTCCATCGCCACCGTTGGCCTCAATTGTCCCCGAAGCATTATCTATAGTGTGAGCCGCAATAAATACGACACCACCGCCATCTCCACCATCTCCTCCTTGACAAGAACCGCTCGATGTTTCTCCACTTCCACCATTAGAACCCCCTCGCAATGTTCCAGTATCTCCCGGAGATGTTATTCCATTACCGTTGTTGCTTATCGTGCCTTCGTTGGTTAATGTTCCAGAAACAAATATTCTATAGCCATTGGTATCTAATGTGCCACCAGAACTTATTGTTAAATCTGTATAATACACATCCTCAGTTAAAGATACACTTGTAGTTACAGTTCTTGCTCCATCGTGTCCATCTCCATAAACAGAGAATATGTCATTAAGTGTAGTTGTTCCAAAACTTACCTTTTTACTAAATGTTGAAGTTGCATTAAAAACACTTTTTCCATTAAGGGTAGATGTCCCGCTAACCGTTAGATTATCAACAGTAGTCGTAGCTAATGAAGTAGAGGCACTAAATGAGTGTATTCCAGTCCAGTTAAATGCTTCCGTTAAATCCAAGAATCCCTGAGCCAGCTTGCCATCAGTTCCAGTAATAGGGATAGTAGTCGTTGCTGACTGGGTAGATGAAGCGTAATCGGTTGGAAGGCACATATAAGCAGTAGTGTCTCCTGAACCAGCTGAAGCCCCCGAGGCAACTTCACTTCTTGTCGGTATTTCTACAAGCCCTTTAGTATCTCCCGAAGCGTCAGCTGCTCCCGATGTAGCTACATTATCAACATAAGCTTTATTTGCCAGCCAAGATTCTCCTGTGATAAAGGAATATCCTGTCGTGTCATACCTTGGAGGACTGCTTGAACTAAATGTATATTGTCCCGTAATAGTAGATGTCGTTCTCTCAAAAACTATCTCATCATAGAAAGCAGGTGAGTTGCTAAATATCACCAGCGAACCTCCTGAGTGGGAGTAAGCCAATGATGAAGAGGCATTATAAGGATAAAGCGGGTCTAATCCTCTGCTTACTCCTGATAATGTCGCTTGGTCGGAAGCACCAGCTTGAGATATGCCTGTAAATGATATGAATTCCAGTTTGTCGGAAGAACCGGGTTCTATCGTGGCATAGCCAATTTCTCCAAAGTTAGACATCGTTATTTCCCTACCATCTCTCGTTTGAAGAGATGTAAGCGTAACAGATGTAGCGTTGGCTGTTATTCCCGAACCGGCCAGATAATGAAAACCCGAACCTACGGGGTTAAAAGCACCAAATTCGGCACTTGTTTCCTGTAAAACCTCAACCCTTTCTTCTAATTGTGATATTTGTTTATCGGCAACAATTACTCCGCTGATTAGGAGTCCAACTATTATTATTGTTGCTCCAATTTTGATTATACTCATTGTTTTAGGTTAACTGGCTGATTAGGTGAAATGCTGGCATTAGCACCGATAGCAACCAATTCCCATTGATGGTCGTCCCCCTCCGAGAGAAGTTCAAACTGCACTTCTCCAAAATCAAGAGCGGGAATTTCTTTAATTACTTTAAATTTGGGAAGAGCTGAACCAAGCTCCGGGTTAGCTCCGTGAGGGGAAGTTCCTATTGGCTGAACCCCTATTGCTCCACTGCTCTCCCCTTTAAATGTTATACTCGTATCCGAACCGTCTATTGTTCTTTCTTTAATTCCGGTATCTCCTTTGAAATCATATCTTGTTGTTAATGTAATCTTCGTATTTGATGATATATAACCTTCTACAAGCACTTCGTCAAATCTCTTGTTGGCATATCTATCCCCATAAGAATTGTAGGCGAACCGAGCTACTGACTTAAAGGGATTTCCATTATCATTCTTACCGCTAAACAGGGTATATGATTCGGAAGCACCATTGGAATGTCCTATCAAATCACTTCCTGATTGGGAGAATCTTCTAATAGGTAATACTTGTGACGGTTGCCATATTCTTATTTTTTCTCCTTCAATATACACTATTTCATTGATATAAACTTTGGAATTGACCGGCGATGCTACATATATTCTGTCTTTGTGGGCATAAATATGTCCGTTTGTAAAATCCTCATTATTAAAGTCCGGCTGTATATCATAGGACAAATCTATAATCTGGGGTTCATCTATATTCTCTATACTTCCTATTGCTCTTAATTTAGGTTCATTGGACACATAAAGTATTAAATCACCCTCCGTTGTTATTAAATCAGCTGATTTTGCTCCCCTATCAGGACCTGTTTTTAATTTCTCCAGCGATGTCGGTTCTGTTAATGTTCCTGAAATATCCAACTGGCTAAAAGAAACCTTATAAATAGAACTTCTACCGGCAAATACAATCATATTTTGATTCTGGGGAGCTAACCCCACTCCCTTTTCGTCCATTGTCAGTATATCTCCCTCACCGGGAACTCTCGGACTGCTATATGAATAATCGGTATAATCACTATCAGATGATAAGTATAGAAGCCGTGAACCCGTAGAACCTACATAAGCCTGATTATTGAGAATCCCAATAAAATCATTATTGAATCCTGAAGCCGGAGTATTGCTATTCGTTACTATCTTCTGAAGAGCTATATCTCCAGAAGAAACTCCTCCTGTGGAAGGATCGGGTGTTACTCCTGTTAGGGTAGTAGTGCTTTCTCCTCCCGTATAGGTGTATTCCGTTCCATTTATGACTATTGTTTTGTCTCTACCAGTATAGAAGTTAGCTTCAGCCCAAGTAGCGGTTCCTTTTTTGGTTATCGTATTAGATGTTACCGAATCAATCTCGGCTGTTCCTCCAGACCATTCATATATATTAGCATTTCCCACTACGAACAATAGAACTTCTAATTTTTCGGTATTATCCCACCAAGTTGTAAAATTGAAATCCACGGCAGACCAGCTGTCTGATAATCTCGTCCAAGCTCCTATTGAGGAGGTATAAACCTCTAATTCATCATCATAGCTTCTTCCTAGTATCTCCGTGCCATCTGTTGCTATCCATCTAAATCCTGATTCAATTGCGTTGGTATCCGTGCTTGAAGACCCCAATAATTCATATCCATTTCTTGTAGATATTTTCCCCTCTTTTGTTAAAAGAACATTTTGACTACCATCAACCATAAATTCGGCTGATAGGTTAGTCTGGTCTTCTCTCGTATTATATCCTTTAAATCTGTTTATAATTTGAAAAGTCATCTTAATCTATAATAAGTATTTTTCTGCCTTATCGCTTTACTTGGATGTTTTAATTTGTATTCCTTATAGGCGTCTTCCAATTCCATCATAGAAAACTCAACATCAAAGCCGGAGTCCCCACCTTGTGATTGTTGAGCCATATATTTTAAACACTCCATTAACCATATCTGATAAGCGTCGGAATCCAGCTCCACTACATCGCTATCCGAAGAAGTAGTTGCTTTCCAAGTTCCCGAACTGCTAAATCCGTATTCCGAGTAATATTTAATATCGTAAATCTCTCCATTGGAGCAGACAATTTTATCCACTCGGAAATCAGTGTCAGCAGTCCCGTCATAGGTTATAGTCACTCTCAAATAGTCAACGGCTGAACTATCCGGACTCCCCGTCTCGGAAGCTCCGTTCCAATCAAAGGCAAGTATGTTCCAGCCCTCTTTGAATGAATTGGCGTCTATTGGGCTTGTGGTGTCATTATCCCAGTAAGCGGTTGAAGACGAACCCCATCTTAGATTTACATTGCTTACTATATCGGGATTGGGAATGTATAATCTGATAAATACCTTACCGGTATCTTCCTCGTCTTCCAAATCAATCGCAGTCATATCGGATATTTCTATATATCCGGAAGTTCCCGAGCCGTCCAAATCAAACTTAAGTGAAGCATTGCCGTTAATATAGTATTGAGTATCAGCTTCTAAATTAGTCGCATCTCCACCTACCGACCAAGTTCCATTCTCAGTCGTTGAATTCATATTATGAAGAGTGTTGTTGATAAACCCAGTATCAATGGAAAGCCGAAGTGATTTTTCGTTGTCATCGTGTTCAACGGTAAAACTAAGATTGTTTTTGTCTATATCAAATCTTCTCATTCCAACCTGATAGGGATTTTCGTGTTCCTCTCTATTTACCTGTGGAGCTATGTCCACTATCTTATTCCCCTTTAAGTCATCCGGAGCAGAATAGTTATTTATATCATTATGAACCGCTCCTGTTATCTGTTGTTTTCTAATACTCCCATCGGGATCAATCTTACTTAAAACCTTCCTCATTGCTCTTTGAAACAAATTATTGAGGCTGGTAATCTTACTTAACGTTCCCCCGTGTATCATTCCCGTTAAATCATTTTTAGCGTTGCTTATGGTATAAGTCGGCATAGAAATATAATTATTTTTCTAATTAAATTGACCTTTTTTCTTTTAGCTAAAAAATAACGCTTACAAAATCCAAATGGATAGTTCCAATCCAGTTTTTTGCGGTCGTTGGAATAGTGGTCAAATACTTTCCAGTATTCTCCATCTTTATATCCATAGAGAGTGCAATAATGATTATCAGGCATCTTTTGAGGATTAATATATATCCCATCATCATTCCATATCCAAGCAAACACTGATACCCCCAAAGGAGACCTTTTAAGAGCTTCCTTTAATATGTCCTGTCTTTTACCCGAATAATCATTGGCAAAGACCCATTCGTGGCCAAATATCCACTCATTAATCCATTTTTGACCTATTTTAAGATATTTCTCGGTCATTGGGTTGGGAGAATAATAATCGTCCCAAGTAACTATTGACTCATTAAATGGCAACATTTCTTCGGGAATTACACCTTTCTTTCTAATAGACTCAGCTACTTTATTGGGTGAATTCCCTGATTGGTCGGTATCAGCCAATACACCCGTATATCTCTCGGACTTATTAGCCAATATCCCTCTTTTTCTTAATATAATCTCCAGACAATTCAATGTTCCATAGGAAACACAATTCTGGGTTTCTAGTCCATTTCTCTTTTGAAGCTCCGAATCAGGCAGATAAATATCCCATTGGCCATATTGGTTGAGAACCTTACCTGATAGCTTATTGCCCCCAAAAACATAGTCTTCGGGTTTTGGTATGTCTGGCTTAAAGCCGTGTCCATTCATTTTTCTATAATTGAAACATTAGTAGTTGCGTTGGCTATCCCCATAACAGCCCCTCTATATAGATGATTAGCATCTATGATATAACAAGGAGTCGTTGTGGTTCGGCCTGAAATAAGGAATCCTTCTTGGACTCTTAGACTTGAAGTGGAATCAGTCTCGTGAATCCATACTTTACTATCATCCGTAGAACATATAGAAGCATAAATTCTATTTGTATTCCTTGAAAGTATAGTCGAAGAGGCATTTGGCCCAAGAATCTTATCATATACCGTAGAGCTTGAATTAGTAACTCCTCCGCTATACCAATCAGAGGGATAATAGCCGAATTTCTTATCAGACCAGATATAATTCAAAGCCGATATGGCAACTACAATTATCAATCCGTATGTTATGTATTTTAGTATTTTCATATATTTTTTTATGGGTAGTCCGCCTCTCTGCAAGGTGAGAGGCGAATTTACCCCCGATAAACGGTTTTATTTACAGAATCCAGGTTTAGTAGTGGTAGCAATTAATCCTCCTCCGGTATCTAAACTTGAAGTTGCCGGATAGATGTAGATTGCATGTCCACTTGTAGCAAAACCCATTTCCAGACAGCCACTTACACCCTTACCGATAATAAGAGTGGTACTAGCTGATTCTGATACTGTTACGGTAGAGGATGCTGTAAAAGCTCCATCAACATCTAAAGTAGAACTAAATGTTCCTGTATCGGATGTAATAGAGCCGTCCACATTTCCACTTCCATCAATTATTGTTGTTCCATCAACCGAGAATCCTTCCTCAGAATCCACAGGTCCAGTATAATGGGTAGTTCCACCAAAAGTTCCTCCATAGTATCCAGCAATCCCTATAATCAAAGCAATAATTATTCCGATTCCATATAGTATGTCCTTAATTTCAATCTTCATAAATGAGAAACTTATTAGACAGTTCCGTTTGATCCTGCAATTCCAACCCAAGTGATAGGTCCAACTAATTCACGGAAACTTGCCTTATATTTCCATCTGTTCTGGTTATCGTATTTAGGCTCAACTAAATCTGTTTTCAAGTCTCTTTTTACCCATCGGGTAACAGAATGATTGTCTGAAACAGCAAAATAGCTGGTATTCGCATTAGTGTTGTCCGCTTCACTTGAATCAAGGAAGATAGATGTCCCTACTCTTACACCAGGATAAATCAATGAAAAGAAGTTAATATCGTTGTCTCCGGTTTGTGCAGCCTGTTCTGACTGAGTTATTTCCACTGCTTCCTTAAAGAGAGCAGGTGGGAATAGTAAACCAGTGACTAATTGAGAATTTTTCCTTCCATTATGACCATCCTGAAGTTTGAGTGATCTGATAAGAGTATCAAGGTTGTCTGGTGAGAGAGTTCCTGTTTCCAAGTTATCTACCGTAGAACCATCCATAGCGGTATGGCTATTTGATATCATAGCGACATCATCATCGGTAGTAATTCCAGAAAAGGCATCTCCGTATGACTGGTCAAAAGCGTGATAGTCTCTGGAATATCGAGCCATCTTCCCCATACTTCTAATATTCTTCTCTACAGAGCTATGTAAATCATCTTCATTAAATTCTTCTGAGATATACATAGAATCTCTGTAGGTCTTAATATAATGGGTTTGCTTATTCCCAGAACGGATAGTTTCCTCTCTTTCGACCTGTTCCTCGGTGTGTTCCTTGAAAAGACCCGGACCCTGATTGACTTCGGTGATTACAGCTCCTCCATTGACACTTCCTGAACCATCCTTAAAGAAAGTAGGACTTGTGGCTAAAACCTCATTAGGTTGAGCCGTCCTATCATCTGCTTCAAAGAATAGTTCATCAATGGCAGTTTTGGCAATGTTTGGATTATTTCCTGTATTGAATGACATATTAGTAGTATGGTGCAGCTTCAGAAGCCATTGCGTGAACAAGGACGTCTAAAGTTCCCTTAACTGGATCACCGTCAACAATCTTTAAACTATGGACATTGGGGTCGCTACCTTCATCTTCATCAATAGTAAAGTTAGTACCGTCATAATCAAAAGTAACCCAGTCATTAACTAAAGCGTTAATTTTTGTCTGGGTGTTTACATTAGTACTGGTATTAGCATTACCCTGAAGAACAGTTTGTGCAGGCTTAATAGTCTGAACAAGAACGTGTCCATCAGCACTTGATGTGTCATCTGACTCAGCAGCAGATATTCCAATGAATTCGTGGGTTCCAACAAGAGGGCCTCCTGTCCCAGCAATCTCAGCAAAATTATTTCCAGTTCCACCGACAACTACAGGTTCACCAGCCTTAATGGTGGCTGACCTATAAGAAGCGGTAGTTTGGTCTTCTGCCCTATACTCTCGGACTTCTCCTCCATTTTTAATTACTTTTACGTCGTTTTCTGCCATAAGTTGTTGACTTGACTACCTTCCAACTTACGACCTTTTATTTAAGTCTTACCTGTTCGCCAGTTTCGGGATCAACGCCCAATTTACCACTTCTGGTGATGAACAATCCTTTTTCGCTATCCCATCTCATTCCCATACGCTTAACAAATTTCTGCATATCAGATGTAAGACGGGGAGCAGGTTTGTCTGTTTTTTTCTGACCAGGTGTGCCTGAACCTTTCCCTTTGGCAAGTCCAGAATTGTTGGCTCGTTTTATTTCCGATAACTGATGATTTATTCGTTTTTTGTTGGCGAGAGCTTGAGCATTTTCAATGTCTTCTCTGAAATTTCCAGTAGGTGTGATAGTATTTTTAAGATGAAACCTTATTAGTTTCTTCTCATCTTCCGATGAAGCAATACTATTAAGATATTCATCTCTTTTATCACGCTGAAACTCAGAGATAATCTTTTTAGAAGTAGCCTCACTTGCCTCCCGAGCAGCTGATTTTATGGTTTCATCAATATCGACATCACCTTTTCTTTCCAGCTCTCTTCGGCGTTTCTTTTCCCTTTCTACGGCATCTTCAGACTTTTTAAGACGTTTTTTTGCTTCTTCAAGCTCTACTTGGTAGTCTATTTCGGTCGTTTCATCAGGTTCAGCACCCTGATTGGTATCCTTATCATCTTCTTCCGGCTTAGCCGGTTTATCCGGTTTGTCCGGTTTTGAAGATTCATCAGGATTGGAATCCTCTTTGGGATCCTTAGGATCCTTTTCGGGATTCTCTTTATTTTCTTCTGACATAATCTGGTTTTAAAAGCCCCAGCAGACTTTATTTTTATTCTGGATTTTGGCCCAGCAACCATTAACCTTTCTGAATACGCTTCAGCAGGCGGAACTAACAGAGTAGTTCAATGAGAGTATCCACCCCGACCTGGTAAATGAATACTCTCAATCAACTACTCTATTTTTGACAGAGTTTTTATTCTCTTTTCCAATAAGTATCGGATATATATCATCGCTTTGGCAAACATTGTATCATTCTCCTTGTGAGACTTATACAATAGTCTATGAGCATTATATTGTATATCCCGATACAATAATTGTAAAAGTTCATCTTTATCGAGCTCTTTGGCTCTTCTAAGGACTTCATTTGTCCTGTCAGGGTTTAGTTCTTTACCCTCTACGATTATCACAGGTAATTTCCCATTTCTCACAATCCGACCTCCTTGCTTTTTGATTTTCAGCAGGTCGTCTTCGCTTATTCCTTTAAGGAGATTCTTTATGAGAAAATTTAGAATTATCTGTTTCATTTGGATTATTTAACTATTTTTTTTAGTCCTTTTCTTTCGCAAGGTTTTGGGCTTCTTTTTAGACTTCTTTCTGGGTTTCCTTTTTGATTTTTTTGGTTTCTTCTTGGGTTTCTTGTATATATTCTTTCCAAGAACTTTCCCGCCAAGACGTTTTTCATAAATATCGGCTACCTCCAATAAATCCTCAGGATCGCCCCCTTCTTTCTTAACTATGTTTCTTGCCCTTCTTAGTTTATCATTATTGGGAAATCTCATTTATAACCTCCCCCAAGACCTTCATAGATAAATTGAACCAATTTATCGTAATCCTTCTTAGGGTCAAGACCACTCTCAATACCTTTCTTATACAGCTTAGTCTCTCCTGATTCATCTCTTCCTTTCTTTGTTTCAACACCAAAGAGACCTTCTTGTCTTATAGTCTTCTTAGCCCTGTTTAACTTTATCTGTGAAATGTATTTCTTTTTCATAATTATTGTTGATTAAGTAGACCTTTAAGTGCTCCTGTTTTAGTGGCTTGCTCTACCAACGGAGTTGTTTTGCCTCCACCGGCAGCCATCTGGGCCGGAATCTCACCCTTTGCCATATATTTATCAGCTTCTCCTTTTGCTACTACATTGACCAAGAAATCCCTTGTTACTGATTTATGTTCCGTATAAGGATTGGCTATCATTCTGTCATATGCTTCAAGTTTAATTGCCTTTTCAAAAGCCTCACTTTCGGGAATCATATTATCAGCTGAAACGGTTATTAGGAATTTCATATTAGCAAATCTTTCTGGATTTATTCTCACCAATTCCATATCTTCATCTATTTCAGAAGCCATTTGGTCTTCTTTTCTTTCTCTTTCCTTTGGGGTAAGTTCTTTACCTACCAGAGATTCATCAAATTCTATCTTCTTGGTTATCCTTTTGCCCTCTTTCTCCTCGTCTGGCAACAAGAAACTCCTATATTTCATTCTTACACTTCCTCCCAATATTTCTTCTACCTGCCCCACGGTCTGATGATGTATAATCAAATCAATCATTAGATAACCTGTTTTAGTAACCAATCTGGCTATCATTTTGCCGAATAATCCCAACTGAATCCGGGCATTTCTTTCCACTTGAGCCATTTCAAAGGCGGTTTTGGACTCTGATGTGGGTATTCCCTGCCTTATTTTGTCTTGAGAAGATTCAGACATTGAACGTTCTATTTCCTGCAATGCTCTATATCCGGCATTAAGGTTTGTTATTTGTAATGGCTCTACTGAACCTTCTTGTGGCAGACTGGTAACTCCTCCGGGGTATATTACCTGTTCATCAAATTCCTCTCCTACTCCCCTTAGAGCAACCGGAGGCATTACGCTTAAAAATGTTCCGTCCATTACCATTCTATACATCGTATCCACTAAGTCCTGTTCAGGGGCAAGTTTCTCAACGGCTGATTTGTAAAAGATAAATCTTCCTTCATCTATCGGCTCATATCCTGACTTGCTAAAAGGATAGATTGGAACTTCAACTGGCTTTCCATTCTGGTCTTTAACTGTTCGGCGATGGCTCATCATATTCTCGGCAGGGTCATCATCTCCCAAATAGATTCCATTGACGAACACAACCTCTATGTCTTTTTGGCGATTGTAATAGGTTACTTCCTCGGCCAATGAATCCAATGAATCATCAAACTGGTCATAAAACATTCCATCATCTTCATTAAAAAGAGCTCTTACTCCCCGTTGAACATACTGAAAGTTCTTATGGTCTTCATACAGGGCTTTGGCATCGCTGTAATCTATCATTCTCTTTCTGATAAGGAATCTCTGTTTTTGCTCGTCATACTGATAAGGATCGGCTATCAGCATCTCATCAGCCGGAACTATGTGAGACTGAAGACCCGATAAAACCTCATCTACTACCTCTCTGTAAGTTAATTCTCCATTATCCTGCCTTTCTTTTATGGTCTGGATTACTTCATTAAACTCTACTTTCATCCAGACAATGGGATTAACTAAAGCTGAAAGAACAGCAAATAGATTCTTTTCCTCATAATCGCTGTGCTTGATGTTATACTTAATCAGGTCTCTCATTGTATTCCCCGCTTGTTTATCCAGTTCATCTTGGTCGTTTTGAGCAAAAGTATTGGGGAATATCGTTCTGGCAGTTAAGTGAGCCGCCATTGAGATAATCTTGCTTCTAGTAATAGGTCTAATGCCATTCCACCTCCAAGACTCATTGGGATCTTCTGATTTCGGTTCTATATAGTTGTTAAACTTCCTCTGATTATCGTTCATTATTGTAATTAAAGAACGATTATTAAATTCTTGAAAAGGTTTGTGGTTGATATTGTAGCCGGTTTCATAATCAACTTTAACCTCTGAAGTAAAATCTCTTATTTTGGACGAAGGCTGATACATTGACTTCATTGCCTCCGGCTGTCCTTTATTGTCTAAAATTAATTCTCCTTTCATTTTGTTTTTCCATATCCTACCCATTTAGGACGGAATTGGACTATTTTTTCTTGTTTAAAATTGTCTTTCATTTGAAAACCTATTGCTGTTGCTATTAATCTATCCCAATGTTGAGTAGTATCCTCATCTCTCTTAACTTCACTTAAATCATCAGTATTATAGGTTCTCATTTCTTTTAATATGTATTTTGAAGGTATATCTACCAAGTTATCGTGAACTGCTCTTCTTAATTCATACATCATTTTAGGTTTGGTGGTTAAGTTGGTATCCCAACCCAATAATTTTGTTTTTTCATCACTTCTTCTATCGGTTCTGGTGTAGGAATATATGTTATTTACCGGATAAATGTGCTTTAATTCAGTAATAGTAGCGTGTCCGGGATTATTTCTTTCAGGAGCTACAACAGCCATTCCATATTTTTCTCCTCCGTTTTTAATTTCGTGAGCAAATAAGTCAGGAGCTATTTCATTATTCTCGTATTCAGCCACTATCTTTGGCTTTTCTGGGGTGAAATCCCATATAACTATTGTATTTGACGCCCGACCTACTCCTTCCGACACATCAGCACCTAATCCATATCTATGTCCCGGCTTGTATTCTTCGTAATAAATCCAATTACCTTCCTTTCTTCCTTCCTGTGTGTTATCCATATAAGAATCAACAATATCCTGATCGTAGAACTTTCTACCGGAATACATAAATGCTTCATCTGGATAGGTAGGATATTCCTGTTTTATATCTTCCTTTAATGACTTTCTCTGCTCGGAATACCATTTAATCTGACTATCGGATATGTTGTGTTTTTTTTGATATTCCTTTAAATCTTGAGGAATCGGTATATCTCCTTCTAAGGAACAATCTTTATCATCAATCCATCCAAAGAAATGAAACTTGAAATCTAATGGACTCTTGGGTTCTTTGTCCATAAACTCCTGACACAACTCATAGAAAAGTCCCGTTTCACCCTTAGCTGTTGATTCTATATCCACTCTTCCTTTTGTGGGAACTGCCGGAATAGAACCAGTTATTATCTCTCTTGCTTTCTTGGGATACTTAGCAGCAATCTCTCCCAACTCTGATATGTGCAATCTATTAACAGTAGTCGAACGAGCTGATGTAGTTACTCTGGCTATTGAACCATTATTGAAAGATATCTCCCGAGCTGATTCTGTATCTGATTGGTATAATCTTCTTAATGGAAAGTTATCCCAAGCTACCTGAATCTTCTCAAATATCTCTTTGGCGTGATTCAAACTATCCGCTATTATCGTGAACTTGAAGTTTCTATTGAAAAGAACATCGTCTAATCCGTCTATACAGGCATTGGTGGTGTTATGCGAAACAAATCCTTCTGCTATATATGTTCCTACTGAAGTTTGTAAATCAATCATTTCTCTTACACCCATTTTCTTTATCTTTATTATTTTAGATTGTCCGATGGATGTTTTCTTACCCGGAAGTTCTCTTCCTTTCCAGAAACGATTTCCCAAGAAACGAGAAGGTCTTGTTTTTCCAATTAATTTAAATATCTCATCCATCCTCCCAAATCTAATACTAAATACAGAATCTTTACCAAGTTTACTTTTTCTCTTATCCTCTCTAACCTCATAATGATAACCCTCTCTTTTACAATAATCTATCATTTTATCCCAAACCAATCCCTTTCTTTGACTAACACTAATCCCATTAGAATGATTTTTACAATGCCTCATTGACCCCTCTCCATCTAAAATTCCTCCAAACCAACCATCTTCAAAATTTCCATCATCCCAGGGTTTTGTAATCCATCTTACTTTTGTTCCAACTGTTAATTTACCTTTAAAATCCTCTCTTCCCTCTATTGATCTCCATTTATATTGTGTCCTCGCTTTTCTTGATAACCAGGGATGTTTCCCTGTGCAAATTACCTCTCTACCATCATCAAATGTAATTTTATAAGATTGTCGCTTTAATCTAACTGCATCCTCTACTATTCCTATCTTCATTTTTCTTCCCTTTCCTTGTCCATAATTATTAAACTCATCAACTGATATTATTTTTTTTCCAACCTTAATATCTTTAATTGCTACCCATCTTAAATCGGCAGTTAATATCCTTGTGCTGGGATCAAGGCAAAATCCGTGTTGTCGGCTTTTAAGGATTATATTTCTTGAATGTGCTTCATTATTATACTTCTCTTGGACTTCCTTCTCTTTAAACGTTACTAATTTTTCATTCTTATCTATTACCTTGTAAAGATGATTAATCCTCCATTTCTTGCTCGCCAGTCTCTTTTTGTTTTTCTCTGTTAATTTCATCTAATAATCTATTTATATTTATCTGACCTGAATGCTCTATTGCCTGCTTAGGCATTCCATCTATATAGTTCCATATCTGCTTAATTGTAGTGGTATCTCCATCTATTACTGCTTTCTTTAATATTCTCTTAATTAGAAGCTGTAAATATGTTGCCTTGTCTTGGCCTTCTGGTTTTTCTTCCAACTTCCTTTTGATTTCCGTTGTTATAGAAATACCAGCACCTTTTGGTCTGCCTTCTTTATTTATTCTGGGGTCTCCCTTGGTAAAAGGTTTTCCCGGAACGCTTTTTTTTGCTGTTTTTTCTGCACTCATATCTGGATGCTTCTTTGCATTTTTTTTATATGGTTTTATTTTTTCCTTTTCCATTTTTTACTATGTTTTTTTGCTAAATATGCTTTATAAGCTCTATTTGCCGAAGCTCTTGTTTTATACATACATTTTCCACTCCCTATTCTATATTTTCCATTTGAACATTTTCTTACCGGCATAATTGTTTTAAAATCTCATTTAGTAGATAAATAATAGTTCCGCCAAACAAGAATCCCATTGATAATTTTAAATATTGGATAATTTTTTCTTCTTTTTCCATATTATTCAATTTCCATAGGTCTAATAGGATTTTTCTCTTTTAGGAGATAAAATAATTTGTTTTTCAGAATCCATTGCTTTTTTTCATAAGTTAATCCTCTGTGATCGTAGTTAGGTCTTCGTAAGCACCAATACATATCATTTTCATCTAACTTTATTTCATCTATGTCTATTCTTTTTAATGCTTCCGTTAGTTTCTTTAGAACCCATTTAGGGAGTCGTCTTACTGCTTTTCTGGCTTTCTTGGTATTTTTTATTACTCCATCATTATTGGAACGGCTTATTAGGATATCCAATAATCTGATTAATTCTTTTCGGGGTTTTTTTAGATTGTCCTTATTTAGATTCCCCAGAACATCCTGTCCGATAAACCTATAAACAAACTCATATTCCCATATCATACATAGATTATAAGCCAATCTTTTATCTGGTATCACTCTGTATATCTCTCTTCCACTTTTACAGAATCTGTTTTCCTTGATTCTATAGGGTTCAAATGCCCTATCGGCATAGCTATTGAACCATTTAATCCACTTCTTGGGTCTGATGAGTAAAAGCCATTTCTTATTGCCTATTAACTCTATAGTCGCCTTTAATACCCGTTTAACCATCCCTGCGGCTCTGACCGGATAGGGATAGATATAACCCTTGAACGGAATATTAATGCCTTTTAAATATGTAAATGTACCCTTTGGTTTAGAAATGTCTATACTTTCCAGTTGACCATATACCTTCTGAATCCTTGTCTTTTTCCTTATTTCCTTAGGCGGACCCGGTATTTCAAAATTCATCTTCTTTTAAGTTTAACTTCTATTCCCAACTCTCTCATTGGTATGGAATAAAATCTTTCGCTAGATTTAGAATTGATGTGGTCTTTCGTTAAATCCAGTAGTTTTAACGCCTCTTTAACACTTTTATCTCTAAGGGCATCAAGAATATTCTTAATGGTCTCTTCATATTCCAAACGTTTGGATTCAAGCATTTCTTGGTTTTGGGTTTTCTTTCCCATTGATATAATTTGTTAATTCATTTTCCAGTGAGCTTTCTTTCCAAGCCATTGCTGATTCAGTAGTGGCCAGAGTTCCAGCTACACTGCAAGCATTTTTTAGTGCTATCTTTACGACCTTTACAGGATCTAATATATTATCAGAAATCTTTAAATTACCTCCGGCATTCTCTTGAATTGTCTCATAGGGACTTATAAGAGGACTCTTGAGTATATCTTTCTTGTCTAATTTGGAAGAAATCTCCTTTAGAGCCAATCCACCTCCCTTAACAACTCCTTCCTCCATTGCTGACTTAACAGCATTAACAGCATCATCTAATTTATGCTTAATATAATACTTCTCGGAATCGGATGAACTTCCAACCTTAATTATCCCGACACCACTTGATAAAGAAGCTATCCTTCGCTTTAGTTTTTCCTTGTCTCTCTTTACTTCTTCGTTTTTAATACGTTCTTTGAGTTCTTTTATCTTCTTGTTAACCTCTTTTTTTGACCCCTTGCCGTCTATGATAACCACTTCCTTATCTCTGACTACTACTTTTCTTGCCCACCCCATTTCACTTGGAGTAGTATTTTGTAAACTCATTCCTGCTTTGGCGTTAACAAATGTAGCCCCAGTATAGAGGCAAATATCTTCTATCTGATCGGTAGTAAGAGCTGGAATTTTAACTGCCAATACATCAAATTTACCTTGCAATCTAGTAGCCACCAATGATTTTAGAACATCAGCACTAAACTTTGGAGCCATTATTACCATTTTCTTTTCTCCTCTTTTAAAAAGAGGTTTAACAATAGCTTCAGCCTGAACCGCAGACTCAACTTCATTATTAGTCACCATAATATTGACATTTTCCTTAGATGACTCTCTTCGTTCAGGATTAGTCCACATCCAATTATGTCCGGGCTTTCCCGGAAATCTCATTCCCTTGATAATCTCAATATCCGATTCATAAAAATAAGTATCATCAACGGCAACAAATCCATCTTTTCCCAATTCGTGCATCATTTCAGCTATCTTATCTGCCCAGAATTCATCCTCAACGGAAGCAAAAGCTACTTTTCTTATATCTTCTTGGGATTCAATCTTTTTAGCTTTATTATTTAATTTAGAAAGAACATTTTTTAATGATTCATCTATTTCTCTCTTAACCCCCATTGCATTTATTTCTCCCTGCAAAAGAGATTTACCCGTATCTAATCTTTTAAACGCCTCATTAAGAATAGACTGCATTAACACCAATGAAGTAGATGTTCCATCGCCAACCATCTCATTCGTCTTGAGGGCAGTCTCAGTAGCTGTTGAGGCCCCCAATTCCTCTATTTCATCCTCTAATAATATCTGTCTGGCCAGAGTTACCCCATCATTGGTGATAATTGGAGTTCTACCTCTCTCTTCAAAAATATTATTCTTGCCATAAGGCCCGAGGGTTGTTTTGACAACATCAACTACTTTATCAACACCATTTTTTAAAGATTCCCGGGCTTCTTGGCCTTTTTTAATTATCCTATAATGTTGCTTTGGCATTATTATCCGCCGATTTAGGTCGGTTGCGAATAACCTCCTTTGTGGGCAGGTCGGTTATTCTGCATCTTATCCCCCAAATTCGGGATTTATCAGTTAAATATAACCTTTTTAGCTCCTCTCTCTTTCCTTGAATTTCAACATCAAGATTTAAGTTTTCATTTAGATTATCTCCATATTCCGCCCTAATATAAGAATCCAAATCACTTCTATTTTTAAAATCTTCTATTTTTATTATTTCTGTCATAAAAAAAATCCAAAGTAAAAAAACTTTAGATATTAAAAAAACTTAAATTGTTATAATTAACAAACATTTGGCCTCTATTATTTATTATAACACGATATCTCCTTTTTTATTGACATTCTGGCTCTTTTAAGATACACCCCCACTGAACCGATGCTTATTCCCATTTTCTTTGCTATTTCTTTATACTTATATCCCTTACTTCTTAGATTTACTACCTTTCTTTCCTGGGAAGATAAATTATTGATAACTGACTGGATGCCAAATAGTTGTTCATAATGTTCTTCATAAGATGGTTCTTGATATAATTTTGATATTGATAACATAAAAAGCACTTAACACTTAAGTGCTTCGTAAAGCAATAATAGTGGATAGCTTCGTAAAGCTAAATCACTTTGGACTTTTAACTTGTTTTATATAATATTCTATTTTGATTCGCTTTTTAATTAATATTATCTTTTCACACTTAGAACACTTAATTTCCTGCTCATCTGGAGCATCCTTTGTTTCCATTAGGACATTATTACAATTAGGGCAATATATTTTCATCTCGTAGTATATTAAAATAATGTTTTGTTAATGGCCTGCTTTTCTCTAATATCATATGACATTTTAAACATAAAACCAATGTTTGATTAAAATCCCATAACAACTCAGGTTTTCGGTAATACCATACCCTTTTATGGCGATGAGCAAATGTCAGCCCAAATCTACTTCCACATATTTCACAATAATCTATTCCTTTCTCTTGATATAATTCTTTTAATTTACGATTGGCTTTTTGATTTATCTTTGTCTGTTTTCTCATATAAGCATTTAAGATGATAGAATTCTGTTCTTATGACTTTTCCGTTTTTATAGACCGGTCTGGCACTAAATCCATCTTTTCCCGATTTGGATATATAAACCGTTTCCCCACAAATTTTACATTTATTTACCATATATTTTCTTCCAACATCTCTTACAGCTTGGCCACCTATAACAATAACCATCAATTATCATTATATTAGCACATTTCCTTTGAATAACCGAATCCCATATATCATCTCTAAAAAAATATCTTTCTATACAGAATTCCTTAAAAGTATCCTTTCCATATTGAAGAATACCATATTTTGGTTTTCCGTCGGTATCTTTAGGATTATATGCGTCAGTGGTGCTTCCACTTTCGTCACCGATCATACACTCAATTAATTCTTCAAAGACAATCGGTTTATCGTGAAGAGTGGCCAATGATTCTCCTTTTATCAAGAATGGCGGTGATACACTAACTAAAGTATTGTTCTCTATGATTAACATCTCGCCTGCCCTATCCATTCCGGTCTCTACCACTCTTTCTCCCGTTAGGGGAAACAACAACAAAGACAGGGATAGGGCGAGCAAGACAATTATTTCAAGGGGAGGTTCTTCTTCTTTTTTATTTTGTTTAGACATACAATTAGAAGCTTCTCAATTCCTCTTTTAATGTTTCAATTGCTTTTTCAAGGGTTTCTTTACAGAAAGCAACTTCTTCCCCAGAAAAATTACGGCAATGAATACACCATTTATTATTTATTTTATCAATTATTATGCTATAGAATCTGGTTCGTGTATTTTCATAGTGCTTTCTAAAATATCGTTTATTATCCATAACATCGTCCATTGCTTTTTTGTATTCTAATTCACCTTCTCGTTGTTTTTCAAGTAAATCCTCAATAAATGATTCTAAGAAGTGAAGCTCATCGGGGCTATTTTTGAAATGAATACCAAATTCCAATTTGAGTTGTTTTCGCCAGTTTTCTTTTTTCATAGTTGTTTATTTGTTAGGGTTTTAAAAGTGGCTGGCATATCTTTTCCCAACCCCTTCTGGCTTTTCCACCAACCTGAAAATCATCCGAACCACTACACCAAATAAGAGCTTCAACATATTTCTTGAGTTCCTTTTTACATTCTTTTCTCATCTCCTTCTTTTGTTCTTGGAGGGATTTGGTAATGGCTTGAGTGATTATCTGTGATGTTTCCTTTTCCCACTTTGCATAATTAGCTGTGCTATCATATTCACGATAGACTTCATATAACTCCTCTACTATCTCCTCTATTCTCTTTT